CTTATAAATATGAAACTGTTTATTACTTAGTTTTCCACAATTGTAGATTTAATGATACTTAGGGTGTGGAAAACGTGTGGAAATGTTGTTAAGAACCCTCTCTGAATCCTTATGTTAAATGTTACTTTCTTTAGTGATCTTGGCGAGCACTCTATCATAAAACTCTGAAAATGTCAAGGGGTTGTGTATAATCAGTGCTCGTGGTATAATAACACATAGGGAGGCAAATAAGGCACACAAAACTAATGCCATTTAAGAAGAAGTTTCCACACTCAGGTAACACCAAACACATAAGAGTTCCAGAATGTTATGCACAACTCTTTATAGAGTTAGCATTAGTTATGGACACAAAATTCGAGAAAGATGTAAACAAAGGGGGAAAGATTCTCCAACGTTTTATACAGAATCTCTCATAGGATTGCGCCCTTATGTAAAGAGAAATAGAGTGACAGTTGACAAAGTGGCACATAAGAACCCCATGAAGACTCGTCATGGAGTATATTAAAGAAGTGGGAGAGATACCCACAAAAATGTTACTTAACTCCCTAATTTCATTATGAGAAAGATTGAACAGCAAATGAATCGTGCTCTAGTTAATAGAAACAACTGGGCAGGATCTAACACCTCTGTTTCTTATAACGAGAATACAGATTGCAGTTCTGTTTATCTACATGGACACCAGATTGCGACCCTAGATCATAAGAACCAGGCATTGAAATTGTCATCCTGTGGTTATCAAACAGTGACCACAAAATCACGACTAAATGCTATTTTAGATGAGATAGATTACGGTTGCAAAGTATTTCAAAAGCAATGGGATTGGTACTTCAGAAGTAACAACAATCAGACAGTAGATTTCTGGGATGGAATGATACTTAGTCAGGGCAATATCCTCTAGACAAAGTATTACTTTCAATCCTCTAATCCTCTCTCAATTCTTATTACTTATGAACACCTATTCTCCAGAACTTTATAACATAATCCTCCAAGAATATGAGGACTCTGGTAATAAACTATTCTATGATATGTTTGGGGTCTTAGATGATAACGAACCTTACAAAGTTGTGAGAGGAGACTAACATTTAAGACAATCAAATTACAAGAGGGTTATTAACACCCTCTTTTTTAGTATTAGCAGTCTTATGTAATAACCAAGGAGAACAGATTAGCGACCTTATGTAATAACAATAGCCAGTTATGTTGCGTTGTTATGTGTTAACGCCTTCGGGCGTTGCCGTTATAAAAAACCATAAGTCCCTAACCTACAACGAACCCAGATCGAGAGAGTTATAAAAATTCCGAGAATATTTGAAAACCCCCAAGACCCCAAGGCACTGAAAAAACAGAATATTATAGATACTTTGTATCAGTTCAGCGAAAGCTCTAGCTAAAAATCATAAGAAGAAAAAAAATTCCAAGGGCCAAAACGCCCCTCAAAACCTTTTCGTAATATATAAAATTGTGTAGAGAGAATTTAAGTATGGAACTATTATTAGACGAGTACGAGATTGACACCTTAATGGAGACATTGCAGTATCGTATCGAGAACGACGAACACCTTCTGACAAACGCCACACTCAAGTCAGACCTCAAGGATTTAATAGAGAGATTAGAAGAAGATTATTGATATATACAACACCATTGCAATTATTGAATTAAAGTGGTATAATAGATCTATAGTATTCCAGAGATTATGGCAAAAGGATTTACAGTTAAGACTGCTGCACCTATTAAGAAGAAAGAAGACGACTTTAATCTACAAGCAGCACAAGAATTGGTAAGAGGAAAAACCATTGTATTCTGCTTACCTGGTAGAGGAGTTTCGTATATTTTCTTAAAAGCATTTGTACAGTTATGCTTTGATCTAGTAAAGTGTGGTGCTGCTATTCAGATATCACAAGACTATTCTTCAATGGTCAACTTTGCACGTTGTAAGTGTCTAGGTGCAAATGTACTCAGAGGCCCAAACCAACTACCGTGGGATGGTAAGTTACAGTACGACTATCAATTATGGATAGACTCAGATATTGTCTTTGACTCTGAGAAGTTTTTCCGTCTTGTAGCAATGGATAAAGACATCGCATCAGGTTGGTACTGTACCGAAGATGGGAAGACTACTTCCGTTGCACATTGGATGGAGGAAGACGATTTCCGTAAGAACGGAGGCGTTATGAATCACGAGACTCTCGAAACAATGTCTAAGCGTAAGAAACCATTCACAGTAGACTATGCAGGTTTCGGTTGGTTGTTGATCAAGAAGGGCGTGTTTGAGCACGAAGGACTACCTTATCCTTGGTTTGCTCCTAAGATGCAAGTCTTCGAGTCTGGAGAAGTCCAGGATATGTGTGGAGAGGATGTATCATTCTGTCTAGATGCAATCGAAGCAGGTTTCGAGATCTGGTGTAACCCTGTCATCAGAGTAGGACACGAGAAGACTCGAATCATCTAAGAGTTCTTATGAAAAAAATCGGCGTAAAAAACGCCGAAAAAACCCCGCCGTTTATCTAAAGGAGTAATTAACATATGGCAATGCACTTAGCCAATCAAGAACAGAGCGAAGCACGTCCAAAGAAGACGAGACAAGGAAGAGGAAAGCATACTAAGTATGCAGCAACCAGTCGAAATAACGCAAAGAAGAGAACACGAGGACAAGGATAACTTCTATAACCCCCTACACAGGGGGTTTTTTAGTGGAATAAATAGTTTTTACTATAATGGAGCTAACTAAAATGATAGTATATGCAGATCGTGATTCAAATCTTATGAAAGAACAGCACGGTACGACTCATTTAGTCACTGATTATCCTGATAAAAAGAGAATTTTACAGGAAGTTACTCACGATGATGCCCCTCAATACGAGGGAGACACCGAAAATCCAGAAAAACCATTATAGATATACTGTAAGTGTAACCAAATTGAATGGCCTCATTAATTTCTCGTTCATTTAAAGATATCAGTCTTAGTTTCAAGCGTCATCCAGTAACAAATGATGTGCTTGTACTTAAGAATGAGGATGCAATCAAGAAATCTGTCATAAATTTATGCAGAACCCGTCTTACAGATAGGTTTTTTAATGATTTACTAGGTACATCTATTGAAGATTCACTATTTGAGTTAAATAATGGTGAAATTGCTGGTTCATTAGAAGAAGAAATCAAGGTTTTATTGCAAAACTTTGAACCAAGGATCAATGTAACCGATGTCATAGTGGACACAGAGACTGATCCTAACGGTCTATACATCAGTGTAAGGTATAATATTGTTGGATTACCTGTGGCAGCACAAAATATAGAATTTTTACTACAACCGACCAGGGTATAATGTCATTTAATCAGTTTACTAACCTCGACTTCAAAGATTTACGCACTCAGATCAAAGGATACCTGAGAGCTAACTCCAATTTCACTGATTTTGACTTCGAAGGATCTAACTTTTCCGTTTTAATCGATACTTTAGCGTATAATTCCTACATTACTGCCTATAATACCAATATGGCAGTCAATGAATCGTTTATTGACAGTGCTACATTACGTGAAAATGTAGTTTCATTGGTCAGAAACATTGGTTATGTACCTAGATCAAGAAAAGCAGCGATTGCGAAGATAAATTTAAGCATAGATTTGGGTGATATTGTCACATCTAATGTAAAATTAAGTAAAGGTATCGTTGCGACAGGTACAATTTCGAATGGAAGTTATATTTTCTCAATTCCAGAGGATATTACGGTTAATGTAGACGCAAATAATATAGCAAGTTTTAATGATATCGAAATTTATGAAGGATCTTTACTAGAAAGGTCATTTTTAGTCCAAAATGATCAACCAGATGCCAAATATATTCTTCCAAATGCTAGTATTGACACTTCTACCATTCGTGTTTCAATAAAAGACACTATTACCGAAGAATATACTCAATATGAGAACATATTTCAGGTAAATAGTGAGTCTAGATTATTCTTAACACAAGAAATTGAGGATGAAAGGTATCAACTTCTATTTGGTGATGGAATTTTAGGTAAA